TATAATCCGCAAATCCAATTTTCCGCGAAATCCGAAACGAAGCGTCTGAAAAAAGAACTTCAATCTAAAACGAAGCGTTCAAAAAAAGATAAACGCACAGCAACAAAAATGCAGCCAGTTTTGGCTGCATTTTTAGTATAAATAGATTGATAAATGATCATTAAAATGGCATTAAAATAGTAGTCGAAATACTTTCATTTTTCAATAAAAATTAGTATATTTGTTTAGTGTTAAGCTGCCTTATTACAAAGAATTCCATCCTGCTTTTTATACAGCATTATGTCTATGTATTTGGCCGCATAATTCATGTGTGCGTTGAATTCAACCTTACGACAATCTTTGAATGGATTTCCAATAGTATCATTATTTCCAAGCCATTCACATAACTCAATTATTGAAGATTTGTTGGAAGTGAAATAAACAAACGGTTTGTCCTGGAGAACAGTCAGTACATCCAGGTAGTCAGAAAGTCGCCAATACATTTTATATGTTCCTACTTCCGTTGACAAATAAGGAGGATCAACCAAAAAAACGACATCAGGGATATCTTTATATTGTTCATATAACTCTTTGTAGTCACAGGACGTAATGGTCAAACCACTCAGATAGTCTTCACAATCTGGATAGTCCGCCTTTCTAATGTTATTATAGAGAGTTTCCTTTCTCATCCCATCTACACTTAACTGATACTTCATAGAAAACATTAGAGAGGAAGATATAGTAATAAAGTCCATATATCCATACTCTTGTTCTTCACATATAATACGTTCAAATATGCGTTCCCTCGCCTCACCTTTTATCGGTTTATGACGTGGAACATCTTTTGCAATAGTTCGCAAATCAGACAAAAGGGCATTGGTTCGTGGAATAGCCCGTAATCGCTCACAATAACCATCATAATCGTTATATACAACTGTTGCATCCGGTCTTTGATGCTTAGTTATATGTGAAAGTAATCCACTTCCTCCGAAAAGATCCACAAACACGGTCTTATCATTAAACTGCTCCAACACTCTTATAAACTCCTTGGCAAACATGCGCTTTTGCCCCATAAAAGGTAATGGAGCCGATAAATACAATTTCTTCATACGTTCAACTCAAATTTTATATTTTCACATCCGGACAACAAATCTTTTGTCCGTGATATATTGTTCTCATAAATATGCACATTGCCAATGTCAAGCGTTATGGACTTGAGGGGCAGTTCTATTTGACGTGCCATCAGATAAAGGTGATAAATGTCGGATGGTAAACCGAGGTTAGCATCCGAACTGCGTTGGTAGGCCGACACCACCAGTTCACCTTCGTCTATCTGAAACTGTACAAGGCTAAGACATGGTGCCTGGTTGGTTTCCACGCCTGTAGCACCGAGGAAAAGCACATAATTCTTACTGCTGCGTTTCTCCGCATTAATTTGAGCTATAAGTGGTGGTAGTTTCTCAAAATAGGTAGGGTAACTGTTAACCAGTGTCTGACCACAATAATCCCACCATGTTATTCCCGCATCACGGTATCTTTCCACGTTACGTTCCCCATGCATAAACAGATTAAGTTCTGTCTTCAGCTTCTTGCGTGCAATACCATGACTCTCGAATATATCAAGTAGGTCAGCTGGCATAAGTGTCATTCTTTCGTTAAGCAGATATCTGATGCAACCCTTTTTGTTTGTCTGGGCTTTACCTTCTTTGAGTATTTTGCCCAGCATTTGGTAATACTTGTTCATGTGGTGCCATTGTTTTAAGTCTGCACAAAGGTAGCCACATCTGACAGGACAAAAGAAGGATGGGGATAAATCACACTGCATCAAACGTACAGCGTTTTCCGAAACGCTTAATCACGTCATAGACTTTGCGCTCGCATACTGAATACTTGTTGGCCAAATACAGAACGGCATAAGTCGTTTTTTCCCCTCTGTTCTTCATTGTTTCGAACTCTGAATAAAGGTCAATAAAACGAATGTCATCTGGTTTTCCGCCTAATTTTTGGAGCAACTCTAATGGCTCACGGTTAAATTTTAATGCTTCAAATAGTGTCATATCCAATCATTTTAATTACTTTTGCATTGCCAATCATTTATAAAACATAAAAAAACGCCACGCGTGCGGCAGAGGGTATTTGCCCCCGGTCGCGCACGCGTGGCGTTTTTGTGTTAATAAATGATTGGCGTCTATATTAACAGGCCGGGGGCTTTTTTCTATCCCTCCCCCGTAGAGATTATCATTTACCCGGCATCATACAAAGCCAAGTCCAACGCATCCTTCTTCTTCCATCCTTCAGACAATGCCGTCTGGATGTGCTTCATCGCTTTCACATAGAAATCCTGAAGTGCTTCAACCGTTTCAAACGTCCGATAGCTCGGAGAATCATCAGTTCCCAGTTTGAAGGTTACGGGTAAGTTCTGTCCACCAGTCTGTACGGCAAGGTCGTAGGCTGCCTTGTAATTGAACTGGTTTTCGTTTGACAGCCATACAGGTTGACCCTCGTATTCAAATCCGGACAGGATACGTTCATCTGTTTCGGCATTGTACCATCCGGACACCAACGACCGTACTTCTTCCGCATCCGGTTTGTAGGCAAGTTCCTCTTCCATATAAGAGGCGGAACCATCATCCCTTACCTCTACGTCCCAGCGGACGCGCCATCTATTTTTCACCGGGTTCGTGCATTCCAGCACCGGAACTCCGGCACTTCCTTCTACTCGTTTCATATCAGGTAAAAACATATTTGGTCCGACCTTTGCCGAAAGTCTCGCTTTTGATTACCGTCTCAAAAGGAAAGCCGTCCGGCATTTCTCTAACTTGTGCGAGGATGTTTTTCATCTCCTCACTGTTGGTGAAGAATTTACATGCCTCCCCGTTTTTCTCAATGGCGACAATACACCTGTCTTCACCCTGTTCTGTTTTAATGCCCGTTTCAAAGTCTTTGACTATGATAGGCAGGTTTACCAACTCTCGGATACTGACGACTGATCCGGGGAACCGTTTCTTTCCGTCATCCGGTTTGTACGCAACATTCAAATCCTTAAATGATTTCATTTTTTTGCCTGTTAATTTATAAAACAACTTATTACAATCGGCGTGCTTTGCCATCCCGTAAAAGGATGCTACCAGTTCACGACGCCTTCTTCTCGACTTGACCTCGTGCATTTTTCGGGCGAACTTCTGTTTGATACGTTTACGCAGCCGGACATAATCCGGGCGGATTACATAACCAAGGAAGTCTATGCCCTCGTCCACAGGAAACACTCTCTCGTTCGGCTTGATGGAAAGCCCGATAGAGTTCATCTGCCCGTGAACGGCATCACGAATCTTCCATAATTCCGCTTTCGTTTCACCAAGCACGACACCGTCATCGCAATATCGGTAGAAATGACGGACACCGTACTTATCCTTCAAATAATGGTCTAAAAATACAGACAAAAGCAGGTTGCCCAGCCCCTGCGAGGAGCGCAGCCCGATACTGATGCCTTCCGGCATAAGGCGGGTGAAGTTCTCAAGCATGGCAATGAGCTTCTGGTCCTTAAATACGCGGCGGACACAATATATCACAAAATCCTGGCCAACGCTCTCATAGAACTTGGAAATATCGAACTTGTAACAATACTGTGTACCTTCCGGGTCTTCACACATATCGCGGCGTATATAGGCCATCAGGTCGTGCATGCCGCGATTCTTGATACTGGCTGAGGTTGTCCTTATGAACCGTTTTTTCAGATGCCGGTCAACAACAGACATGACTGCATGAACGGCAATGCGGTCTTTCATCGTCAGAACCTGTATCCGCCGGATCTTACCGCTTTCGCAAATTGTGCGTTCTCGGTAGTCCTTTACAGAGTAGGTTCCGGATGCTATCCGACCGGACAGTTCCTCAATGACTTCCTCCCTATGCGCAAGCAGATAACGTCCCTGGCGGCTCTTCTTACGTTTGGAACCGCGTAGGACTTGGTCAAACGAGGATGACATGTTGGAATAATCTGCAACCTCTTCTACAATATAACCTTCTCTGCGCATATTTCTTGTTTTTATGGAAGGTATAGGCCTTCCTTCCTCCGGGCCTGACTTCTTCGAACCCATTTAGAGCCTACCAAACTCCACCCGACACGTGATTTTCCAGCTTTCCGCCTTACTGACCGATAAGGTCATGCGCTGTTGCTGTGGCTTATCTCCCTCGGCACCGCTTTGGGGACACGTCCCCGGTGCTGTACGCCGATTATTTGATTTCCAGACGCGAGCCGACATTCGTGTTCGTGTTCGTAGCATCGTTATTCGCATTCGCATTCGACACACCGCCATTCGCGTTCGCATTGTTGTACCCGCGATAGACCACACGGCCTATTGGGAGACGCCGCCTTCCTGCTACAAAGGTAAGCAATATATGCCCAAATCAAGCAAAAACGCTATGGTATCAGCCCAATATGGCGCAAGTCAGCCGTTTTTCAAAAAAAATCGACCGGCTTCGCCGGGAGAGTTCTTTCGCTACGCTCACGCTTTGACGCTTTGGCTTACGCCTTTTCGCTTAACGACTTATACGCAACAACGCTCGACGCTTTGACGAGTTTTCCGCGGAAGGCCAGACGCGAGCCGACACTCGTGTACGTGCTCGTAGCATCGTAACTCGCATTCGCACTCGACACACCGCCATACGCGTGCGCATTGTTGTACCCGCGATAGACCACACGGCCTGATGAGGTTGAAATATAATACTTGTCGCAATAGTATGTTGACGAAGATCCGTTCACGCTTCCAACTGAAACAACGTCCATGAATTTGCCGTGTGCCACGGCTGTCGTCCACTGGTCGCTGCTGGTTCGGCCTTTCACAAAACGTGTCGTTCCGTCCGGCATCCAGATGCGCCATTTCCCGCTGTTACCGCTGTCGTTCGGTAAATCCACCCCGTCCATCATGTCATACTTATGCCCGAAAATGTCCTCATATCCAAGGCAACATATATTGTTTACCTGTATTACGGACGGTTCACCGTATTCATCATTTGTCTTGTACCAGGCGTATTGGTGGACAAGCCCGTCGATGAGCGAATTCGTCACTCCAGGATTGATGCCACTGGCCTCCTCGTAACCGATGGTATCGGTCATGCCATAAGATGCCGTTCCTCCGGTTGTGCGGTTGTTCGTGTGCTGTCCTGCGCCGCACTGTTCCTGACTGTCACGGCGGCCGTATTTCGCGTAGAACAGGTTCGCAATCCGCGAATGCATCAGCACGTCAATCTGCTGCATGCCTCTTTGCTGGCTGTAGTAATGGAAATCCGACCATCCAAGACTTGCGGCGGTACTGCTGCCCGTGATGCAGGCACGGAGCTTCGTGCCGACAATACTGCTGCCGACGACAGCACATAGGTGTTCATCGTTGGCAACCCATTCCGGTTCCATATCCTCTATCTTATCACTGTTGCTCAAAACTACACAGTCAAATTCAGCCGTGTTCAGGATTGAGAAATACAGGAAGGCTGCCCCTTCCGGCACATCACAGACCAGATACATGCCCGCCTCAAACTTGCTGCTCAAGGTGGGAACGATAATGGAACTGATAATGGTTCCGTCAGAACGGACGAACAGTGAGCCGACAAGGTTGGTGCCTGGTACACTTGGAAAACGGACACGCTTATGTCCGGAAACGTCAACCTTGCATACGGAATAGGTACTGTCGGTGCTGTAGGAGTTCTCCAGCGTATCCTTGCCTGTCATAATCTTACGGCCTGACTGCCACCCTCCGGTGCCTTTGATGTCATCAAGGGTCAGCACGTCCACGTCCGGACATTCCGGCATGTCTTCGGGACCGTTGGAACTGTAACAGCTGTAATGTTTGCCGCCGAGATAGTCATTGATGCCCTTGCTCCAGAAGAACGGTTCGTACATCATCCAGTCGCCTTCGGTTCCGTCCAACTTTGCCGGAGTTCCGTCCGCATACTTGTTGCTGTCCGCGTCATCCAGGGGATAATAGGTCATTTCGCCATCCGTATTATTCACGGCGGTATCTGTGTTTGCGATGTTCACCTGGCGGGAAGTCGGCATCTTTGTGACCTTGGCCAGGACACGGTGACGCTGGCCCAATATGGCCGTGATATGGCCGCTCGGAACATAAGAGTTGCCGTATTTGTATCCGGTTTCATTGTCGAGGTTGCTGATATTGGCATCGTCGGCCACGTCGTCATCGAACTCTATCATCGTATATTCGGGCTGCCGGATGTTCAGTTCATCGAAACGCTCTGTGTACTTGTTGAAGGTGTCATCGTCCAGATACTTTGTCAGGCGGTATGTTCCAACGAGCTTGCAGCGTGAGTTCGTGGTGTTTCCGCTTGCGTCGATACCGCCGAGTCCGGCATCATACCATTGCTTGAGGTCGCTTCCGTCACCTTCAAGCTCAACGCCTGTAATACGGACGTATTTCAGTGCTCCTCCCAAGGCGAACAGTTCCTTGAATGCGGACAGGCCGTTGATGAGCGCACAGTTCTCAACCCAAAGGCCGGTAAGGTTGGCCTTGCCCTCAAAGGTGATAGAACTCCATTTCAGGTACTGCATAGAGCGCAGGATCAGTGTCTGGAAATTGGCCGGAATGCGCAGTTTGTTGAGGACGGCACCTTCAGCAAAGGTGATTGTCGCCAGTTTAGTACATCCGGACGCATTCACCTCTTCCAGACGGTTGCATCCGGACAGGTCAAGGCTCGGAAGGTTGGTGTAGTTGACCACCTCCAGCTTGCGCAGCATCGGTATCTTCGTGCCAAGAACCAGCTCTGTCAGCGCGTATGTCTTTGCGCTGCTGCCAAGGATAAGCTCCTCAAGAACCGGAAGCGTCGGAAGACTCATGTCCGTAAAGCCGCCCCACGCGGACAGATCCAGATGCTTCATCCATTCGCCGCCGTACAGGTGGAAGATGGTTCCGATGTTGGCAGTCTGCCCGTAGGTGTAGCTCCATTGCTGGTCCTTCTTCACGGCATCATGTGTCATGGTGTCGCTTTCACGCCGGAACTCGAAATAGAAGTCACGTGCTGGAGTGGCCTTGACGGTCGCACCGGCCGCGCTGTTGCCCTTGAAAGAAATATCTGTGGCCGTATATTGTCCGGCACTATATCTCGCGTCAAAAAGCCCCATTCGGTTGCTAACCCACCAATGGCGGTGTGACTGTCGGCTTCCCTGCATGGCTTCCAAATATGAATATTTCACGTTGGTCACCGTGCCGTCCTGGTTGACTTCAACACCGATGGTCTTGGGCTCCACATATTTGTTCAGCGCATCAAGGTTGTATATACGTTCACAGAATTTTGCGCTCTGTTCGTCATCGAACATGGCGAAAATGGTACTATTGCTCATACGCTCCCTGATTCGTTTATAGGCGGCCGCGAGTTCGTCCGGGAACTGTTCGCGCAGGTTCTTCCAAAGAACGCTGTCGTGTCCGGCATAGGCATACACGGTCTTGTCTTCCGTTGAAAGTTCCGGGTCGGTCGTGTTTTCGTCCACATCCCAGGAATACTTCAGACGGCCGTCGTTACGCACACCAAGGATGGTATCGTTATCGTAAAATATCATATAGGCCAGCATTTTCGCTTTGTCCGGATCATACCAGAAAGCCATCATCATATTTTTCACTCTCTGGTCGACACATCCCATGATATCCGTAAACATGTAATAGTCGCACAGGTAGTCGACATCAAACCAGTCCGCAAGCTCTGCCTTGAACTTTACACCGTCGTTCTGTGTGCTCTTTACCCACTTCACCAGCGGTTCAAGGTATTTCGGCTTCCGGGTTCCCGCCTCATACTCGGCGTTTATGTCGTCATCATCCGGGAATCTTGCCTCAAAGACCTTCAGCCAGTTCGGGGTACCGTCGTCACCCTTGGTGTCGAAATCATCATCCAGGAACATGCCCATCGGGTAGTCGTTGTTCAGAAATTCCCAGCACTCGGTCGGATTGACGCCGCCGAATTTATCGGTCACCCATGCCTGGTCATGATAGCCGGGTATGTCCAGAAATCCGAACACGGCCTCCGTGCTCTTGTCGTTGTTGAAATTGAACTTGCCTAAGAATTGCGGGGTTTCGTCCAATGTACCACGGTAGAACAGGTAACAGGGCTCGCCGTCAACAGTGGTTCTGACATCGAACTGGTAATCCGCACTGCAATGTCGCTGGGCCGGGGTGAGCTCACCGGCGGCCGTCAGGATGTTCTGTACCAGCTTGGCCATACCGGTATTATGCGAGCTGGAACTTTCGGCAAAGTCGGCCTTCAGGCAGAAGCAGTCAACCGGGGCTGCCGCCTTGTTGGACGTACCTGCAGGACGGAAGGAGTATTTGGCTGTGTCCTGTAATGTGCCTCCCACGCCTTGCTCGTCACAGCCCAGATACAGGTCACCGGCCACCTTGGACGCATTCTTGAAATAAATGCGGTAGTTCTTTATCGGATAGGCAAGCGACGAGGTTCCCTGCAGGCGGATACAGCCTCCGACACAACGGAAGTTCAATGCCTGGTTGCCCTTCACGACACAAAGCATTTCGGTAACGTCATACTTCGGGTCCTTGTCATTGTTGACCGCCGCCTGGAGCACTGTCGGCACGCCGTTGTCCTCACGCCCGGTAACGATGATATATCTCATTCCGTCCGGAACACTGTCCACGGTCACATTTCCATTCTCGTCGATGACATTGTTGCTCTCGTACATGGACATCATCATGTCGGAACTGTCCTGATCAATCATATAGGTTTCCAGAACTTGTGAATCGCTCAGGTAGGTATCGTATGCGCGGATGAGGTAGACGTCTGTTGTCGCGCCGTCTGAGCCCAGTTCTATGTATGCTGGGCTCGCCTGGTATATGCTATCGGATGTGGCTCTCTGCACAGAACCGGACATGATGCCATTGATATACAGGTACACCATCTCCGTATTCTGTTTTTCATATTCAGATGAACCATCTGTACTTTTCGGGAAACTCACAAATGCCACCTCATAAACCTCTCCGGAAGCCATTTTCATCGAAAGCGTACTGTTTCCCTTTGTGGTCATCCTCGCTTCCTGTGCGGTGATTACAAAACCGGTACCGGACGCATCCAGGCACTTGATGACTTCCGCATCCTCATCGACGACCTCACTGACTTTGTATTTCACGATGAAGGCAACGGCGTTGGTGACATTCTGTTCCGGCTGTTCCAGCGGCCTGTGCCGGATGGTGGCCCTCGCCGTGTCTGTCAGACGCAAGGCCTCGCCGGTCCATCCGTCACCGCCCCATTTGAATCCTTCGAACACAGTTTGAATGCCGTTATAACTCCATTCTTCACGGTTGACGTCGCTGTTGCTTCTGCCCTGTGCTGTCAGCTTGAGTGTCATGCCGTCTGTCGGCTCGCTGATGTTCAGGTCGCTCTTGGACGCAATGAGGCGGAAATTATAAGTTGTCACGCCGACCACTATACGGCATTGCTGTTCGCCGTATTCCGATGCCCGCAGCGTCAGGTTCTGTACCGTGAAAGGAACAGAAGCGGATGATGCCAGTGTGTCACCGACATAGACATCCGCCCTTGTCGGGGTCTCTCGCGGGTTGTAGGCTGCATACTGGAGCGTATAACTGTCGTACTGTTTGGCCTGGATATAGGGCGTTGTCCCTTTTTCTATGACCGTACCGTCTGCATAGTCAAACCTTGCGGATACTACAGGGGTATTGTTCCCGGCTTCACGGATGCCTACGGCAAAAAGGATACTGTTTGACTTGATGATGCTGCCGTCTGTCAGCTCCAGTTCCACCACAAGCTGTACAGTGTGGGTTCCATGTGTCAGGTTGGTTGTCGCAATACTGAAACTGCCGTTGGCCGTGGAACTGGTGATGCTCCGGTCCTCTGTGTCGGTACCGTCAACGTAACAGCGCAGGGTCTTCGTTCCGGCACCGCTCAAAGCGTATGGGATAGACAGTGTCTGCCCGCGTGTAACGGCAGTGGAAATGCTGAAGGAGCTGCTAAGGGTGAGCTGCACCACGTTGATACTCCAGGTCACCTGAGCGACCTGCATTTCTGCGCCTTCACCGACTTCCACACGTACACGCACCGTGTTGGTTCCCACGCCCATGTATTTCGTAACATCCACCGTATTGGTACTTCCTGCAGATATGTTTCCGGTTAAAGTATTGGAGTTCGCTCCCTGTGTAACGGTAACCGTCACACGTGCCGGGTTTCCCGTGCTTTCTCCTGTAGTAGTGTCTGTCTGGTCGTATGTGTAAGTCAGTTTCACTTCATCGCCAGACTTCACCGTCTTGTTCGGAGTGACACGTGTCAGTACGACTTTTGTCGTGGCAACGGTTCCGCCGCCACCACCGGTAAACATGTCGCTGGTGCTGATAATCTCCCCGGCTTCATTAAGGAGGCTCAGGGAATAGGCTTTGTCCGCACCTTCGCCGATTTTATTCAGCTGGAGGGCGGTTCCGTAGGTAGAAGCCTTTTCGTTTATTTTTGAAGCCACCGCTTTACCGCTCACCGGATTGGTGGAGTTCTCGTTTACAGCCTGATCAACTTCAACCACAGGTATATCAAGGCTTACCTCGCCCTGTTCATTGGGCGTAAGGTCTGAACTTGTGGTGCCTTTCGTCACACGTATTTTCTTGATCGCATCTCCACCCCCGTAACGGTTCCAAGCAGACGGGGTCAGGAAAGACGAAATGTCCGTGCCTTCAAAACGGTAGTCGAGCCACTTTCCGGCTGATGCTTCAAAGGTTATCACCATGCCGAGCTTACTGTCATCATCGATATCGGCATCGGCAAGAGCGGCCACAGCGGTATCCTTTGTGTAATAGCCGGAGCCGAGAGGGTGTAGCTGTGTAACATTGTAGAAACCGCTGCCGGAACCGTCACCGCTGGCCTTGACAAGTGTGTTTTCCTCATCACTCCAAACATATACAGTTTCACCATACAGATATAGTTTGTCTTTCAATATGCTACTCCTCGTATCATCAAGATACATGTCCGCACCCAGCCAATTATTATAGAATCTTGACATTGTCATACTGCCGGCAAAATACGCAAAAACACCTTTGCTCTTGACAAAAGCGACTCTACCGTCATTCCCTGAGTATGACATCAATTCAATTTTTGCGTCTTCGACAACCATGTCAAATCTGGCTGTAGCCCCCTTCATTGCAGCCTTTGCCGTATCTTCGTATGAGGCTGCTGCTTCCTGAGCCGCCGCTGCAGCAGCATTTGCCTTGCTTGCAGATTCGTTTGCAGTGGCTGCCGCTGAATTGGCCGCATTCTTGGCTTCTTCGGCGGTTTGTGCAGCTTTGTTGGCAGTCTGTGCGGCTTCTTCTGCTTTGGTCGCTGCATCGGTTGCCGGCTTCTGTAATAATGAAACTGGTACTGATACAAGCTCATTTCCCTTAACGGAAGGAAGTGAGTTGACACCGTTTAGCGATGTTACCTCTTCCAGTTCCTGCACGCCCTGGCTCTCTGCCTTGATTGCGTTGAGAACCTGCTGTATGTCTTCTTGTGATATCATAATTATGCAGTTTTATATTGGTTGAACATTTTTCTTGTCTTCAGGTATTCCATATCATTTTCATGGGCGTAAGCCTCGCGCTCAAAACTGATGGCGTGGTATGCGGCATTTGCATTTCGCAGTCGTACAAGATGCCACACCCATTCAGTCAGGTACAGAATATAGAAACCGATATAAAGAAGCTCTTTCATCTGTGCCGTGTGGATTGCCTCATGGTTGAAGTCTGTTTCTGACATGATGCAACCCTTACGTACAAAAAGTATCCCGAAAAGATTTACACATTTGAATCCCTTAAAAGGAATTATTTTGTTATATACGACGTTCATTCGTTTCCTCCTTTTGTTAACTGTTCCTGCAATCCGTCTATGAAATTTGGGGTGCACAATTTTTCGGCTACTTCTTGTATCAATTTTATTTCATCATCTGTATATATCGTATCTCCCTCGCTCTGGTAAATTTTCATAGCCAATGCATGGGCACGAATACCGTTCACATTCAAATAAATTAGATTAGCAAAGCTCTCTCGTGCATCGCCTGTTTGTTTGTTCCTTTTACTAATTCCAGTTGGAATAGAAAAATTCTGAAAGTCCAATTTTCTCATATTACAAATTGTTATTACATAAACAATAAAAGCTATTATAGTCTCCATTTCTTACAACAAGCAGTTTTATAACACTATTAGCTTTTAGGGTAAGACTGCTTGCTCCTTGTAGGACGTTATCAAAAAAAGACAAAGCAATATCTGCATTGTTATCTTTATGTCCTACCAGTGTAAATACAACAGCATAGTCTGTCGTATTTTGTCCAAACATCCAGTTTAAGAATTCATCTTTTATCCGGATATAAAGTGTTCTTTTTTGCCCACTTGTATTTTTGAAGACCTGAACAGACCCATTACCTACAGAAAATTGATATTGTTGTACAAGTGATAATTCTGGCGACATATCAAATATAGCACCAGCTTCAATAACACCACCTTTATTAACGACAATACTTCCGGTAGATAACATTGATACATAATGGCCATTGCCAAGAGTTGACTTAATTCTGATTGCGGGTCTGTATAGGGACGCTATATCAGAGCCTTGCTGCTGGTCCTTATTTATGTATAGGAAAGTAGCATTATCGTCATCATCAGGATCAGCAGATTCTCCCATAAATAATTGATGCAAAATCCATTTGCCACGTTTTTCGTCTATCATATAATTTTGAAGACGGATCTGACCAGCATTGATTAATGTCTTTTTCTCCGGTAAGTCCCAATTTTCTATATTACCATAATAAAGGCTATCTGAGCTTATTGAAAGGTCTCCGATGGAACCCTTATTGGCAATTATTTCTCCCTTAAATTTTCCATTTGTAGCCTCTATACTCCCATCTTCTAAAATTTTGAAGTTGCCGTTAGCTGTAATAAGCCCTTCCAGTTTTATATGGTCTGCAGTAAGTTTGATCGTACTTTTTTTATTGCCCTCTTCATCAACCTCATCAACACTGACACCGATCAATGCAACCTTCCCGTCTGCATCCTGTGCATACAGGCCGGCACCTTCCGGCTTAATAAACAAGCCGGTTTCTTTAAGTGCGTTCTCATCTTTATCAAAGACTGCTGATGAAATTTTAACAAGTCGTTCAGACTGTTCAAAAAGCGTCCTATATTTATATGTGAGGCTTTCAATCCTGTCAGTAGATAATATTAGCATGTACAAGTATATTTCTCCACTAAATGACAGCTTGAAATCTCCTGTGCCATTCCATAACCCGTTACAACTGTACTGTTTATATCCGTCTGTTATTTCAAGTTCTTCAGACACCTCCATACTGTTGAAATTTTCAAAACCGGTTTTATCTACATTTTCAAAGCTGACTTTAAGTGTTCCACTTTTCTTACACCGGTAAAAGAAACTCAAATAAACAGGTATAGCCTCCTTTTTCCCGTTATCATTGACTGAAAAATTAGGAATACTACGTAAATTTTCGTTCTTCTGAGTTATATAATTATTACATATAAAAACAACTGTTCTGCCATTATCTGTGACGACATTAGCAAAGTTTCCCTTATTAGTAAGCACCTTATTGTTTGCCCAAATCCACTTATTGCCTACAAGGAAAAAGACGGCTTCATTATCAGTATCCCATAAGGACATTCCATCATAAAACGTTGCATTACTTAAATAACCTTTATCACCGGCAAAGTCCTGCCTAAGCCCTTCAACTGCAGCTTCAATTTTACCTTCAGTTATTTCAAAACGCGTCAGGATGTCCTCTCCGGTAGTCAGAACGAACGTTCCCATCAGGTACACATTATCACCATACAACCCGTTACCGTGCGGTTGATTGTCTGTTGGGAACCGGCTGTCGCTAATTCCATCCAGATTACCAAGGCGAACGCGCAGACAGTCGTTGAAGTTCTTGGCACACACACCGTCCAGTACGTCCACACGCGGCTGTCCGTCCTCGGTGGCCGCAATGGAAATGAGGTTTTGGCGAAGCCGGTTCTGTGTGTTGCCCATCAACACACATTCGTCGCCTTCTTTCGGTTCCACACCTCCGAACTCGCTTACGGGTACAGTGATCCCATTCCCGTCCGAGGCGGACACTTCGACCCAGTAACCGCGTAAGTGCGTGCCGGTGAACTCCGCGCAGCGCATCAGGTCGTGCGCTACGAATTCATTGTCCTGCTCGAATGTGATTTTATAGTTGTCTCCGTCCTTCGCTACAGCTTTTATTTTACCGCTGGCCGCACTGACGACAAATTGGCCGCCAATGCTGCGCACCTTCTGTATGAGCAGTTCCAGGGCAACCAGTGTCTGCCGGATGGTCACCTTGTCAATCGTCAGGTTACTCAGTCCAGTCAGTGCGTCCATCCATAACTGCCAACCCTCTCCGGTCATTCCGTCCACAAATTTGAGGGAGCGTAATAACTCACGGATAACGGCAGTAAGCCACTCTGCGTTACCGTCGCCATCCACTGTTCCGCCGTTTTCTCCAGTGGTATAGTTTCCGAAATCAGCACCTTTCAGGAAGGTTATTTTCTCCTTTGCCGTGTCCGGACGTAACCTGCTCAGGGATTCCTTCAATGCTCTACGAGCGGAAAAGACGTTATTGTCGGTCGGGTAAGTGTTATCCCAACTGCGTATCAGGTCTGGGAAGCTCCCGGACGTGGCAGTCTTGACATAGTTCTTCGCATCGGTGATGCTGTCGCTTATGGCTTCCATCGTTCCGGTGCTTGTCGCGTCACTTATCTCGATATCCATCTGCGATGGAAGGTTCACTTTTCGTGTGACCTTTGTAATGCGGCTGCTTCTGAACCCCGTTTCCGGGAAGTATTTGTCACTTTCCAGACGGACACGCCGACCAATGTACAGGTCTATTCCGTGTTCCTCGATATAGACATGGTCCGTAGGTGATTTGTAGCAGCTTACATCAATGACATGTTCCTCATTATATTTGTCAACTGCCTGTTTGAATTCCTGCTCCGCCAGTGGATAATACTCATCCGGCATGCGTATATTCCAAAGGATATATTTGTTTCCGACTTTAGGTATCAGGGTGTCATTCGGAAGCTGGGTGTCATCATCATACGGCCAGATGGTTATAATTTCAAATTCGCGCGTATCACTATTGAAGTTAACCTCAAAATAATATGTGCCGTTTTCTTCATCACCAAGACCGGCCAGTTCACTGCCTTCCTGGAATGACACACGTTTTACTTTACCGCCGATTTCATAATCGTTCGGATCGAATCCCATGCTGTCATCACGGAAATAATATATTTTGAATGGGTTACCGTCCTCGCCTGTAACCTGTTCACTTCTCACACCGGTTACAGTACCAATGCGCTTCGGATAAATGTCTGCGAAAGCGTCAGCCTCGTAATGATGCCATATACCATATTTTTCAACATTGACATCAATATGCTTTTCGCCGTTCGGAAGCTGGAGGCGTGAATGTCCGTATCGCTCCGGATCTATATTCCGGCTGCTTCCTATCGGATATAAACGGGTGTAAAACTTTACATTGTCCGCCATGTCACATTCCAAGGAAGTCAGCCCCTTACCATAAGCCAGTGTCACTTCCTCCCCATGCTCACACCGACACACATTGACAGTCTGACCCTCACACCACCACTCAGCACGGTTTCCGGCTTTCTCTGCCACCTCTTTCAGTGCCTCGTCACAGTATTTACCTTCGTAGTCGATAACGATGTTTTCCGTGCCTTCCACCGTTCCGACTTTCCAGTCGGTGGTATTATTCATCCCGTTGTTGATGCTCTTCACAATCAGGGCGACATGTTCTCTTGGTGGGGCGGTCAAAGTAAAAACCGGCTCATCGTCCCCGTCAGTATCATTCAATACGAGAAAACGCTTCAGAAGGCTTTCGATTCCGTACAGCTTTACATCATACTTCCACTCAACGGTGGACAGCTGCTCCGGCTTGTATTGCTCCATGAGCCAGTAGCGTTCGCCCTGGAATTCTGTGTAATCATTCACCTCAAGCGCAATATGCTCGTACAAGGTAAAGGACAGGGTGAGAATATTGTCGCCCTGTATCTCCTTAACCTGTGTACTGTTGTCATCTGTTGCTATCTGTGCCTTTGCAATACCGTCACTTCCGTATATTGTTATCATATTCTAATGCCGTTTTAATGTCGTTATAATTGAGGCTGCGGTTCACGGAATGTCACGTAAAACCTGCTGGCCTGCTTCCCTTCCCTCCAAAGGTATGTCAGGGGTTCGTAGTCGCTCGATTCTTTGTAGAATACATGCAATGTCATATCAAGGTCTGGAAAAAAAATATCCAGCCATCCGTCATCCCCTTGTTTCAGAAAAGAAACAAAGCCTCTGTACTGTTCGAGCCATTTGTTACGAGTATCGGCGTAAAGGGCAAAGTAAAGTTTCACGTCACGAGCCTGGTTTTTCACATCCAGTACGGATGAGTATTTCTCCCCGTTCTCTTCACGGATATCTACTGCTACATGGTTTTTTGTTTTGGAAGGTGCCATGATTGCCTTCAGGTTATTCCTGTCACCACGTTTCTTTTCAACGAGAAAAACGCCATATTCCTTCCAGACGTCCACCCCGTTGATAAACATCTTACCTCCTAATACCGCATCCATATCATTTTACTTTTATACCGTCACGTTCCATTTTCTTTATATAGTTATTGATCTCTGCAAGGTGCTTTGCACTGGTACCGGTGTTCTCCTCAATCTTCTGAAGGTGATCGATGGCGACACCCATCTGTTCGCTTACGTCTTCCATCCTCTCATCAATACTTGCCCAGTGCATCTGCCCGGAAACAAAAAGTCCTTCCAGTTTGCTCCCTTGATCTTGACTTATTGCATCGAAACTGCCGGACTTACCGCTTTGTGACGTGCCTCCGGAATCCAAATCAACACCGGCGGCATCAGCCATTGCGTCCAGACGCTCACCGGCCTCCTGCATAGCTTCTTCGAAACGTTCACGCCAGTCTGACAGGTAGTCCTTATCTGCGGTGCCGTTGATAAATGCTTCTGACAGTTCATTATACAAAGGCTGAAGCACCTTGGAAAGGTCCTGATACATGAAGGCATTTAATACAGCTTCTGCCAATGTATCCTCTGTAAATTCCCCCAACTTACCGATGTCACTTCTCATTTCCTTAAGTGCATCTTTTGCATTGGAAAGGAAGCTGTCAAATGAAACACCCATAACCATTTCCCGCATTGTAGAGTAGCATTCCTCAATGTTCTGGACCAGTTCCTCAACCGTTTTTCCGCTATCCACCCATGCCTCGTAATAGTCACGGGCGGCATCGCTCAGTTTGTTTTGGTTGTAGTACAGTTCTATCTCCTCTGCCCTCATACCGCGGAGGCTATGAGTAACAGAACCTCCATTTAAGGAGTTGCCCCATTCCCAATGTGCATCACTTCCCTGGAGCTTATTCCAAAGGTCATCATAAACCGCCTGTTCCGCCTTGAGGTCCTGTTGTAATTGTGAAAGTTGCTCAGACTGCGCCTCCCAGACTGATATGCTGGACGGTTTGGCATAGCCTTTCTCCACCAGCCAGTTCAGCAGTTCCACGTCCTTGATAATATCACTTATCAGACTTTGGTTGGCTGCGTATTCCTCGTTACGTTCCCGGATGGCGCGGTTTGTTTCAATTTCGGCAATATACCATTCGCGCTTCATCTCTTCCATCTTTTCCTTCCAGCTCGTGAACATGGAAATAATAGACCCAAGTCCGCTTAACGTATTGGTGATACCACCGACAATGTCTCCGGAAAAAATCTGTCCTATACCGGTTCCCATATCCATAGCCCCATCGACAAAGGTCATCATCTCGTCGATGGACTGTGCGAAACGGTCACCGAATACGGCACCGAGGGAATCTCCCCAGCCACGGATTGTAGAAGTGAGTTCCTTTCCTTTGGCGTTAAAGTCTTTCAAAGCTCCGGATATGTCACCGTCTTTTTTGATAGCTTTTAGCAGGTCGTCATAAGAGGTCTTGAATGCCTTGAACGGATTGCCTTTCTCCAGATCCTTCTGTATTTCCTTCACACGTTTCTGCATTCGCTCGAATTCGGCTACTGTGACCGTCACCTGCTTTTTGACGAAATTTCCGTTCTCATCCTTTGCCGGTACCGAAAGTGAAACACCGCCGGAACCGACCTTTGCACCGGATAGCACATCCTTTGCCTGGGCATAGAAATCTGACAATGCTTTATACCCTTTTTCGGAAACATCACCGAATAGTTTGCTGTAAAAATCGGACGCTCTCAGTATGTCTTCTTCCAATGAAGCTATCTCCTCTTTGTACTTCTCTGTTCTGGCAGAAATGGAGGATTCCACGTCAGATGTATCAGCCCCGGATTCCTTAAGCCGTGAGAGTTCCAGGTTATAAGCGGCCATATCCTCATTATACTTGCTGTCAATTTCACGGCGACGCTGGTCGTAGGATTGATATTCCTGCAAAAGAGCTTCCAGTTTTTTCTTTCCTTTGGCGACCTCACTTCCTTCAACGTCACGCACGCCGTTTTCCATACGGCCATGTGCCTCGGCATAAGACTGCACAAACCCCTGACTTTGTTCTTTTGTCAGTGTGCCGCCCTGCGCCGCACGAAGGCGGGCTTCCTGTTCATTGATTTCGGCAATTTCCTTCTCATAATTTAGGCGTATCTGGCGAATCCGTTTATCGCTTCCTTCCTTCATCTTATCAATGGCCGTCTGTTCATCCTTCCATTGCTGTTCGCGCAATTCTTTCGTTTTACCGGCATAAGACACAATACGGAGGACATCACTTTGCATGGCGTCAAATTCGGCCTGATATGCCTCTTTCTCCGCTTTCTGACGGGAGGATAGATTCTGGCTTCTGGCATCATCCAATGCAAGCCTCTGTTCGTCGGTAAGACCGTCCGTACCGGTGGTAAGACCGGCTTTCTGATTTTCGCGTTTCCATTTAGCCTCAAGTTTGGCTATCTCATCATTTTTGGCCTGGTATTCATTATCCAGCTGACGCAGTTTTTTTTGCAGACCTTCTTCCATCGCCTCAATCTCCGCCGCATCATTTTTCCGTTGCAGTTCCACCAGTTCCTGGCCGAGCTGTTCCGCCGACTTCTTTTCACGTTCAGCTTCTCTGTCCGCCTTTTCTTTCGCCTTGTTTTTCTTTTCGGCATCTTTGTTGTCTTCCGGTTTTGTCCGGTCGTATTCCTTTTTGGCAAGGTCAAGCGCATCCTTAAGCTCCTTGGCCTTCTTTTCGTATTCCTCCTGTGTCAGACTATTGGATGTGTCCGAAAGGAAATCATTGTAGGCTTTCAATGCCTCTTCATATTCTTTTCTGGCCGTTTCAGCCCAATCCGCGCTGGAGTCTTTTTTCAGGTTACGTTTGTTCTGCTCCGAACGCAGTTTGTTCAGCTGGTATTGCAGTTCGTCGCGGCTGTAAGTTCCTGTAAGACGTCCGTCGCCGTATGTTATTTTTCCGTACTTCTTTTCCTGTACGGACATCAGGGCAAGAAGGTTCTCGCGCTGTTTGATTTGCTGTGCGAGTGTATCGTTGCTTACCCCCGTCAAATTCTCGAAATACGCATTCACGCTTTCTTTTCGTGCCTGTGCTGATAGTGTCTTACGTTTATTCTGAAGGTTTTTCAGTTCTGATTCCTCTGAAGAAGACAACCCTCCAACTTTGCGCATTCTTGTTCCGGACACATTAGCGTCTTCCCACCGTTCTGTGGCTTTTTTCGCCTCAAGCTCTTTAATTCGGGCATTGACCTGGTTCAGTTCGTTTTCTGTTTTTGTGATTGAGGAACCGGCTTCCAGTGCGGCGATTTCTTCTTTGATACGCTTGATGTTTTTCAACTTTTCATATTCGGTGTCGTATTTGGCGAATATATCCGGGTATTTCTGTTCCAGCCTGTTCAGTGCCTCTCGTCTTGTATCTGTGGCAAGGCTCTCATCACCGGCAACATTGCATAATTCTTCCATTTTACGACGGTGCTCTTCCTCGGCCTCTATCGTTTTCTGCTTTGCTGCTTGGTAATCTTCCTCTGCTTCCCTCAAACGTTCTTCCTCGTTCTTCATCGATATCGTTGCCGCTACGACTCCGGCAATCAGTGTTGCCACAAGTACATAAGGATTAGCAAGCATAGTAGCGTTAAGCATCTTTTGCGCCTTTTCCACAAGCACCAGCCATCCGTAGTGTATTGTCTCTGCAGTTGTCAATGCTCCAACACCGGCAGTCTGCAGGGCTTGCATGGCGGTAACGGCCATGACTGCAGTTTTATATACTCCGTAAGTTGCAACAAGTCCGACCAGAATACGTCCTACCTGTTCATAATGTTCAATCAGATAGGAAACGCCACTCAACGAACTGTTTATAATGCCTTCTGAACGGCTTCCTATTTCATTGAACATGGTGGATATGCTGTCTTCAATATTGGATATCTGTCCGGTAATGGTCTTGCTCTGTTCTTCCATGAGGTTATAGAACATGCCGCCCTCATTGGTAAGGTTCTGCAGTGCTTTCTGGACTTCCGGGAATCCGACTTTCCCGGCTTCAACCATTTCACGTACCTTGCCTTCTGCCACCCCTAAGACATTGGCCAGCTCACGCCCCAAAGGAATACCTCTGCCGACAAACTGGTTGTAGTCCTGAGTGTACAATCGGCCTTGTGTCATTGTTGTGCCGTACAGGTAAACCAGATCATTTAAGGGCTGGTTCAGTCCGGCTGCGATATTACCCAGACGGATGAGGTCGTCGTTTACGTTTTCCACGTTCTCACCGTATGCGAGCAGCTGCCGGGCACCATTGGCTATTCCCTGCAGGTCAAAAGGAGTTGTCGCGGCTGTACGAATAAGCTGATCCATCAGTTCGGAGGCTTTTTCCTCACTTCCGAGCATTGTATTGAAAGACACCTCCAGCTGTTGGAACTCACCGCGAACCTTGATGATATTCTGAACAAGCTGCTGCACGGCAAAAGCACCCGCAATCTTGGATGCAGTATTTTTTACCGATTGGGCTTGTCGGTCAAGCCGCTCCATTTCCGATGTAGCACTGCTTGTCTTGACTTTCAGCTCATCTACTTTTCGACCGGCTTTGTCAAGTCCACTGGTAAGCCGGTCTTTCATCAATATTTCTATTTCTACAGGTTTTACACTCATTTCTTAAGGTTGCTTTGAAAGAATCCTACGATTTCATTAGCCTCGTCCTCGGCACTCTTCTCCTCTTTTTTCTTCCGTATGTACCGTGGTGCATCGGCCAACATCATTATCAATGTCTGGAAGTTTACTCCTTCCAGGATATACTTTACACTCCAGCCGGTGGCGTTTGCTATTTGCCAGACAAACCCAAAAGGGCTATGGGACGGCTCATAAACCGTCTTTAACTCCCCTTTGTCTTTTGGCTCAGCTTCAGCCTCAGTTTCATTGGGTTCATCCTCTCGGCTGATCTGATAATACTCATAAAAGGGTCCGTCCCTAATAGCATAATAAAATTATACATCACTGCATCGAGATATTCCTTTTCCATCCAGTTCCGGATCCACCACGAAGTGAACCCAATAAGAAAATGACGGCTCCACCATCCACGACACAAAGTATAAGCTATCATCCGGCTTATCTTTTTCCCGTGTAACGCAATAAATGCCATCTCCTCTTCCTTGGTAAACTGTTTCATTTCTGCTGCTGTAACACCAAGAGTCAGATACACCTGTGCCAGGCGCATCAGCCCTCCCATACGCGGGCGCCTCATGGTGACACGAAGTTTGACAGTCTTTTTGCAGAATGGAATGTGGAAAACCTTTAAGGGGACGGACACACCCCTGTCTAACAAGGCGGCCGCCCCCTCATGCTGAATAATACGCTCTGTATCCTTGTCCATACGTTAATCTTCTGCCGTATCGTTGATCTCGTATGGTGCCGTATCTGGTTCTTCCGGCTTGTTGACTTTAAGCTGGCATTCCAGCTTTGAAACTTCTGTAAGAGTCAGTTTACCACCAAGGTTTGCCATGATGGTACCGTTTGGAATAGTCATCGTCTGGCCGCTTACAAACTGAATTTTCCAAGCTCCTCGCAATTCAACAAGTTCTGTCGGGGCTTTCCAGCCGGTGTAGCTGCCTGTTGATCCGACCAGCGTACCGCCCAAAACTGCCTGAATATTCTCATAATCCAACTGAATAAGGTTAAATGTTGGTGCTATGGTCGCATTCTTGTTGGCCAATGTAAGAACAGGTGCATCTGGAACTTGTTCGGCTTCCACATCTGTACTTTCCGGCTTCGTGCCGCCCCAGTCCCAGCTACCCTTTTCGATATAACCGATTTCCTTTTCATTGAATGTTACCACGGCAATGCCGTATATGAATTTCTTATTTGCCATCTTTCTTTCGTTTTAGAATGATATATATTGCTGTTATTGTAAAAATGCTCAATAATACGCCTATCCCCAATCCGCAAAAAAACGTTTTAACGGGATTCGAACGCTGTTTTACTTCTGTTTCGTATAAGCGGTTCATTTCCTCGTAAGCTTTCTGATATGATGCGGATTTCTTTTCATAGTACTCTACCAGAATTTGCAGACTGTCACAACTGGCATATACAGTAATTACGTCTTTGTTACGGCTTACTGAAACGTTGGCTTGGCCACTCTTTCCGCTGTACGATGCCATCGGAGGTAACTTCATCAGACTATCAGCCTGTATCTCCAATTTCACCTCCGACTTCGGAACCGTTTCCGTCCGTATCAGGCGGACTTCGCTGTCCAGACTGTCCGTCATCGTCTGTGTTGCTTCCATCTGAGTTTCCTTCTGCGTTGTCTTTCGGGTGCTCGCGCACCCCACGCAGCACAGGGCAATCATCATGATGCTTGCAACTGTTAGCTGTATCGATAGCCTTGCGAAGACGGGCCATTTCACGCTTGGTAGCTTGCAGATCTTTCCGTGTTCCATTTAGCTCTTCCTTTAGTGGTTCTACTATGTTTTCTATTAGTATTCGGGTAGCGTGCTCAGTGTTGTCTATACGCACTGTTTCGGCTTCCGCCTGTGCCTTCTCAGCATCCGCATTGGCCTGTTTGACTTTTGCCTTGAGTGTCACAATGCCAACAAAGGTCGCCAGCAGGCTACCACCCAGTACGAAATTTAGGATTTCACTGAGTTCCATAAACATTTATTTTTCTATTCTTTACTGTCGGCCTTTTTAGAAATTAAGCCTATAATCCATTGAACAAGTCCTGTATCTGCAATACCATTTGAAACAAGAGATGCCCCAAATCCATACAACAAAGCAATATACCAGGTAACGCCTTCTACAAATCCGGCGTCAAGCCACCATAACAACATAGTCGCCACAATACCGACAAGCCAACTTACAATTTGTGTCGTCAGTCCTTGCATTTTAGGAAAGATTGCCTTAATACCTTCTGTCAACAAAACGACACAACCGGTAAAACCTGCAAAGGTCGCAATCATGTTGTCATAATTCACATCTGACGTTTCACCCGTTTGGGCAAATGTTACTGATACAAATCCAAGCATCAGTACAAAGAATAAAAGAAATCGTTTCATTTGTTTTTGAATTTATTGATTTATACCTATTTGTTTAAGCCATTTTTTTACATCAAAACTGGGGCAGGCCTTTGCCGCCAGCTCATTATGTCCGACAATACGAACAGAGGGAAAACGCTTGTGGAAATCTTTTACATATTCTTCAAGTGCTTTAAGCTGCTGCGGTGTTCTGGTATCTTTGGCTGTTTTACCATCTTTTCCAACACCACCTACATATACAACATGACGTGACACTGAATTTTTCCCGGCAACACCGTTGGTTATTTCCCACGGATCCACATTTGCATCTTCATTGTTTTTCACAAGTCTTTCTACCTTGCCGTCAAGATGTATCATATCCGTGTAGCCCACCTGTTTCCATCCGCGTCCTCCCTTACTAACTGGATCCGTATGCCAATGTCGGATATCAGAGGAGGAAACTTCACGCCCTTCCGGTGTTGCGGTACAATGCAGTACAAGATATTTCAATTTCTGCATACGTTATGCCCCCTGCTGATTTTGCGTGATTGTTATCTCAACAGTTTTCTCAGGGGCAGAATTCAAGGTAACGATAACTTTACCGCTTTTTGCCTTTCCCGTGCTATTTGCCTCTGCTGAAATTGTAATTCCGGTTTCGGTTTCTTCTATACTAAAGCCGGATGGAGCTGCACCAACTGTGTATTCGCCGCTTGCTGTAATTTCTACATCCTTACTACCTCCAGTAGGATCTATGGTAACCGTAGTAGGATCTGCGGAAATAGTTTTTTCTGCAGGCTTAAATACAGGGACCTCACGGCTATCCAGAACAACGATTTCCTCGCCGAAGGCGATGTTTGTATCTGCCTTCATCAACATTTTGAAGAAGTACAATTCACTTGCATTAGAAATCTTGTCGATTTGGATAACGTTTTCATCATCCTGCAGATTGACAGCGGCAAACAGATTACCATCTGCCCCCATAGAACACAATGTAATCACAATCAAACCATCAGGCCAGGCGGCCAATGTTTCAATGTCAATTCCTTTGTAACGCTTCGCATTGACATCTGTTTCACTTGAGTTCTTTGCTTCTCGTTCAGTCAATTCGTCATCGTATTTATCAAAATCATCGATGCTCATGATAATACGAAGGTTCGGGTTATTTCTGATAGCCTTCGGGATGGCCTTTCTCATAGCCTTCAACTTACCGATCATAGTCTCTTCTTCGCTGTCCACAATGATAAGTTCCTTGTCTTTGGCCATCTGAGTAAGAATACCGTTGAACAAGTGGTCGTCGTCATCACCGTATTCTCCATTTACATAGTGATCACCCAACTCAAACTGTACTTGTTTTGCTAATTCTGCCAAAAGAGCATTTTGGGCTTCAGGTGGCAACTCTGCAAATACAAGGTTACCTTTGGGCTGCCATTTTCTCCAGATGTCTTCAAATGCACGTGGATTAAACACGGTAAAGGCCATGAAGTCCTGCGGATCAAGGCTTTTTTCATCATAGTTGAAATTTCCCTTAGAGTCCTCTACACCTGGATTTTCTTTGCGTTTCTGCAGCATCTTTCCGCTTTTCAGACGCGGCAGACTGATTTTCTTTTCCACTCCGGGAATAACCATGATAAGTCCTTTCTCCACAATCTCGTTCCCGGTGGCAGCGAGTGTCAGAAGTTGTTCAAGAACCTCGCCATTGTAATTGGTGTTTTTTACTACTATTGCCATATCTTTTATTTGTTAAGTTTGTCTTTGATTTCCTTCATTCGCTTACTCCAGGGGCTGTCTCCGCCTAAATCAACTTTAAGGTCCTCCATAACTTTACGCTTTGGGGTAAGTGAGGCGAGGAGCTTCTTTCCTTCTTCCGGATTGGTTTTAAGGATATTTTCATACATGGGACGTGTTTCTGCATTGATACGGCCGTCATTCTCGGCCTTGTCAAGCAAATCCTTATTTGCGGCCTCTTCATCAGCAGCGGCCTTATCCTCAAACTCCTTCAAACGCGCCTTCAGTGTCGCATTTTCTTTGGTCAGACTTCCCACCTGTCCGGCCTCGCTTGCATAGGTTTTTGCTCTGGCAATTACCTCTTCCTCGCTTTTGCAATCCTTAAACGAGGGATGCTTTCTGATTTCATCAAGATTCATTGTTTTTTGATTTTGTGGCTCAATGAGCCGGTTATTGAATAAAGTATATATCTGTTCCGGAGTACTATTCTCTGGTACAGGTTCCGCGTCATAAATGCCATCTATAAATCCGAGTTCAAGGGCTTCACTTGCAGTCAGCCAGTGATCCTCACCGTCAAAATAGGATGCTTTAACCTCATCCTTTGTCATTCCCAATCGAGCCGCATAGATATCCCCAAGACTATCCTCAAGGCTTTCTATTTCTTCTATGCACTTTTGCATCTCTTTTTTGTTGCCGTAACACCCGCCACTAACACTATGTAGCATTAGCCTTGCATACTTACTCATCTCAACGGGCTTACCACATAAGGCTATAACACTGGCCATACTTGCGGCAATGCCATCTACATAAAGATGTACATCAGCCTTACTGTTTTTTATGGCATTATAAATAGCAATGCCACAATACACTTCTCCTCCGTTACTATTGATGCGTACATTGACACGTCGGCTTACCTTCTCAGCTTCCAGAAGTTCCTTGGCAATACGCCCACTCTGAACCTCGCCATAATAATCGCCAATGTCGCCGTAAAGGAAAATGGTACTTACCCCTTTACTATCTGTTTGTATATTAAAAAACTTGCTCATTATCAATCGCGTTTATGATGCAAAAATGCAACAAAACAACGGGGTGTGGAAACTGCATTTTTATCATAAAATGTTATGACGTTATGATGACGCCATAATATTCTATCATGCATAATGACTTTCGTAAAGCGGTCTTTTTGTGGCAATTTTGTAGCATGAAATTCAATAATATAAAGTATTATGGCAGAACTAACAAATGCCCAGAAAAAAGAATGGGCCAAGACATTATACCTGCGTGAGAACCTGACACAACAGGAAATTGCGGAGCGTGTTGGAGTTTCTCGCGTAACTGTATCAAACTGGGTACGCACCGGGAAGTGGGAAGAACAAAAGGTTGGATTAACTCTTACTCGCCAGGAGCAGGTGGCTAACCTGTACCGTCAGGTTGCAGAAATCAACCGTGCCATTTCTCAGCGTCCCGAAGGGGAACGATTTGCTTCATCTAAAGAGGCAGATATCCTTGGAAAGCTATCTGCCTCAATCCGGAACATGGAACAGGAGGTCGGAATTGCTGATACAATCAGTGTGCTTACTGGTTTTATTGAATATGTTCGTGCTGTTGACCTCGAAAAGGCTAAAGAACTTACAAAATTAGCGGATGCATTTATTAAGGATAAGTTATAGGAGGAGATTAAATGAAACAAGTAGATAAACTTGCGCTCCTTGATTGGGATAAATATAAAGAGGAGATTGCAAGGGCAACCCCCGTTGATAAGTCCATGACGACGGCAGAACGTGAAAGGCACCGTTTATATCTTGAAAAACATCCCATAGAGTGGATTAAGTTTTTTTTCCCAAATTATGCCAAGTATGAATTTGCCGATTTTCAGAAAAAAGCCATACGCCGAATTATCTCACACGACGAATGGTTTGAGGTACTTTCCTGGAGTCGTGAGCTTGCCAAATCAACCATTACAATGTTTATTGTTATGTTCCTCACGCTTACAGGGCGTAAGAAAAATGTCATTCTTACCTCAAATAGTAAAGACAACGCGATGCGACTTCTTGCCCCGTATCGGGCAAACCTTGAGGCAAATGGACGAATCATAGCCTACTATGGTAAGCAAGAAATGCCTGGTTCATGGACGGAAGATGAATTTGTCACTAAGGGAAAGGTGTCATTCAGGGCACTCGGTGCCGGACAGTCACCCCGTGGATCGCGAAATGAGGCAATCCGTCCGGACCTGTTACTCGTGGACGATTTCGACACTGACGAGGACACAAAAAATCCGGATATCATTCAGAAAAGGTGGGACTGGTGGGAAAATGCGTTGTACCCCACACGTTCAATTTCTGAGCCGACAGTTGTTATTTTTTGCGGCAATATTATTGCTAAGGATTGCTGTGTGGTACGTGCCGGGGAAATGGCCGATTCATGGGATATAGTCAATATACGTGATAAAAACGGACGTTCCTCATGGCCGGAGAAAAATTCTGAGGAAGATATTGACCGCACAATTTCAAAAATATCTACCAAGGCTGTCCAGGGAGAATATTTCAATAACCCTATTTCTGCGGGTGAGGTATTTGAAACTATTTCTTATGGTAAGATTCCGCCATTATCCAAATTCAAGTTCCTGGTGGCTTATGGCGACCCGGCACCTGGAGAAAGCAAAGGAAAGAAGGGCAAGTCTTTCAAGACTGTTTCGCTGCTTGGAAAGATTGGGAGTAGGCTTTATGTCATTAAAACTTTTCTTGCTAAGGCTTTGAATGCCGAGTTTATTGAATGGTATGTAAAGCTACTGGAGTTCGTAAACGGGAAGGCTACAGTATATTGCTATATGGAAAACAATAAACTTCAGGATCCATTCTTTCAACAGGTTTTCAAGCCACTTGTGGCCAAGGTTAGAAAGGAGCATAAAATATCTCTTTACATCCGAGGTGATGAGCAAAAAAAAACCGATAAGGCCACGCGTATAGAGGCAAATCTTGAACCATTAAACCGGGAAGGTAACCTAATACTGAATGAGGCTGAAAAAGACAATCCGCACATGAAGGAGCTGGAGGATCAATTCAAGTTATTTACCTTATCCCTTCGTTATCCGGCTGACGGGCCTGATGCCGTTGAAGGTGGAAACCGAATAATTGACGAATTAATACGCAAAGCGGAGCCTCCTGTATTTCGAAGCAGAAAGGATTTAAGGAATAGGAACAAACGTAGAATGTAATATTTAACACTAACAATATGAGCCAATTTGTAGAACTGACCGATTATGATGCAAGTATCCATAGGGATATATTAGATGCACTTGTACGAGAGGACGAAACACTCGTTGAGGTCTGTGAAGACAGGGCCATTGCCGAAATGCGATGTTACCTGTCCAAACGATATGACTGCGACAAAATTTTTTCGGCAACAGGAACAGGCCGGAATGAACTTGTACTTATGATGGTAATTGATATAGCAGTATATCATATTTTCTGTATTCATAATCCACAAAAATTGTCCCAAGTACGCAAAGATAGGTATGAACGTGCTGTAGAATGGATGAAAGCTGTTGCAGCAGAAGATATTTCTATTGAGGGAGCACCCTTGCTCCCAGATGACATACGTGCAAGTAATTCATCATTCAGAATAAAAAGCAATCGTAAAAGAGTAAACCATTGGTAATATTAACAATATGAGCAGAAAAAAGAATAAAAATAAGCCTGGGATTATCACAGTTGGTGGTAATTTTATGGCACCTGGACAGAAAAAGCCCAATGTTATTGTACTAACCCAACCCAAACGTTTCGGGCTGGATATAGCGGACTATATGTCTGCCATACGAGCAGCTGAGAATGTGGACTTCTCACGTAGGTATAAGTTATATGACTTATATTCTGACATACTTATGGATACGCATCTCACCTGTGTAATAGAGAAACGTAAGAATGCGGTATTATGCTCCGATATAGAGTTTCAGGTAAATGGGAAGCCGGACGAGACCGTAAATGAACAGATACGTTCGCCCTGGTTCAATAAACTTATTGGGGATATCATAGACGCCAGGTTCTGGGGATTTTCGCTTTGCCAATTCTATAAAGAAGGAGAATGGGTGGACTATGATCTTGTGCCGCGTAAACATGTAGACCCCATCAAAAAACTAATCTTGCGTCACCAGACTGATGTTACGGGATTGCCTTGGGACAAATATACAGATCTCTTATTTATTGGAAGTCCAAGCGATTTAGGGCTGCTTGCAAAAGCCGCTCCCTGGGTCATTTACAAGCGTAACACTACAGGTGACTGGTCACAGTTCTCGGAAATATTTGGAATGCCTATTCAGGAGTATATCTATGATTCAGATGACGAGGAATCCAGACAAAGAGCAATGGAGGATGCGGCTAACACTGGAAGTCTTGCACAGTTTTTCCACGCTAAGGATACCGAATTTAAGCTGACTGAGGCCGGAAACAAAACAGGTTCTGCAGATGTGTACGAACGCCTTTGCGAACGATGCAACAACGAAATATCTAAACTTGTACTCGGTAATACATTGACAACAGAATCTTCTGAAAACGGCACTCAGGCCCTTGGTACCGTACATAAAAAAGTAGAAGATAAAGTTGCTCAAGCTGATAAGAATTATGTGCTTGACATTCTCAATTATGACATGAGCGACATTTTTGCGCACATGGGCATTAACACTGCCGGTGGGGTTTTCTGCTTCCCGGAAAAGAAAGAAACAGACTCTACAACAAAGCTTAATATAATAACCACACTAAAGAAAAACTTCAACTTGCCTGTTTCTGATGAATATCTATATGAAGAATTTGGCATCGAAAAGCCGGACAACTACGAACAGATAAAAAAAGAACAGAATGAGCAGAACCAACACAATAATGTTCCGGCTCAAATATCGGATACGGATAAAGAGGAAAAAAGCGAAGGAAAGACCCAGGAGCCAACCCCGGCGCAAAAAAAGTCCTTCCGTAATTGGATTGCAAGTTTTTTCGGGAAAGCCCCGTCAGGCGACGGGGCAGCTTTAGACTGGTAGTTGATGAACTGTATGGTGTAAAAGGCGAAAGCGTATCCGGTGATTTTGACTTTTCAGAAGATGTATTACGCCGCGCCTTATTGAATATATACAGCAAAGACTTTCATCCTGTTACAGACATTGAAGTAACCCTTTTTAGTGAAATATGGTCACAAATGAACAAGGCCACAAGAAAGGGTTTCAGAAAGTCTAAGGTGACAGATCCGGATGATGATTTTAGGGATGCCGTTATGCGAAACAATGCTGTATTTGCGGCTTTCAAGGTTCATCGTATGCAAAATGATATGGCCAAATTATTATTGGATTCGGATGGCAATCTAAAGCCGTTCGAACAGTGGAGAAAGGAGGTCATGCCTATTGCTTCACACCAGGTGGGAGCCTGGTTGCGGACAGAATATGATACTGCAGTAATACGCGCACATCAGGCTGCAGACTGGCAACAGTTTGAACGGGAAAAGGACGTTCTTCCTAATTTACGCTGGATGCCTTCAACGTCAATTACACCAGGGGCAGATCATAAAAGGTTCTGGGGAACAGTACGCCCAATAGATGATGCCTTTTGGAGCGAACACCGCCCAGGTGACAGGTGGAACTGTAAATGCGGATTATCATCTACTGATGACCCGGTAACACCAATACCAGATTTTGACTCAAGAGATAAAGCACAGGATGGTCTTGAGAACAATCCGGGTAAAGATGGTAAGTTATTTTCAGACAATCATCCCTACCAAAAAAATGCATATCCGAAAGCAGATGATGCGGTAAGTAAACTAAAAAAACGCATTGACGAAATGATAAAGGAAATGCCGGACAACCTGACCATAGATGAAAAAATGGCCATAGCCCGGAACAACCTTGAATTGGAAAAGAGTATCGGAGTAGTCAAAGAGAAAAATATGACTTATGAAGAGGCGAATAAAGGCAAGGAGAACCCAAACTTCTCACAAGACACGTCCTACAAAGTCAATTGTCAAACCTGTGTCCCCGTTCACCTACTTAGAAGACGCGGTTTTAATATAGAAGCTGCTCCTAATAAAGACAACAGTGCCTACAAACTGATGGATAAACAAGGTGTCGAATGGAACAAGAACCTTTTCGTAAACTATGATGGAAGTGATACGAAGTTTACATGGGCAAGGACATGGGCTCTTAAAAACGGAGTAAGGAAAATGACAGAAAAAAAGATAAGCCAATTTTTTCTTGAAAACATGAAAGAAGACGGCTTATATGAGATATATTGCGCATGGAAAGGGGGCGGTGCACATGTATTCTGTGCGGAGACCCAAAACGGAAAGACAAGACTGTTTGATCCACAATCCGGAGACGACAATGTACTCAGATACATTTCAAGTATGTCCGGACAAAGTGTGGGCGTGCTGAGAATTGATAATAAACTGATAAATCCGAAAATATCAGGACTATTTACAAAGAAGAAGTGATATGAAAATCTGTATCACAAACCAGCGAAAGGTTTCCGTTGCGGTCTACGATATAATGAGGCAAACCAGTCGGAAGACTAAAGCCATCCGCATCCACCATTTGGATAGAATAAACAGATTCTTCTTTAGTCTGCTTGACCAACTTCACAGTATTAAAGCCGTAGCTGTTAGCCATCCGTGTTATTTGTTCGGGTACATTCATATTATTTGCTTTAGACATCTATTGCAAAGGTAGAAATTTATTTTCTAAATCAATCGATTATGTATATAAAAGATTTCGCAAAACTGATAGAACAGAAACGTAAGGAGCTTGATAAAATGATGCGCCGAAAAATGCCGGTCATTGCCGGGCGTATGGCAAAGGATCATTTCCAGGAGAATTTTCGGAAAGGCGGATTTGTCAATGGCGGATTGCATCCGTGGCCACAAGCTAAAAGGCTTTCATCTGGAAGAACAGACGCCGCCAGCAATTACGGTACGCTGCTGCCCGGTCGTAATCACTTGTTCAGCTCCATCAAGTACATCCCTTCTGATTATCGGGTGAAAGTATCCAACGAACTCGTATATGCTCCTATACACAACTGGGGCGGAACTGTTTCTGTAACCGTCACAGACCGTATGAGACGCTTTGCATGGGCCAAGTTCTATAAGGCTTCAGGTCACAGAAGAAAAGCGAACACAGGGCAAAAGAAGGGCACGAAACGGCGTGGAAAACAGACAAAGGATAATCCGCAGGCGTCATTTTGGAAAGGGCTTGCACTTACCAAAAAAAAGAAGCTCAATATTCACATACCTCAAAGGCAGTTCTTGGGGGAAAGTAAGGAGTTAACAGATAAAATAAACGAAAGAATAGAGAAAGAAATAAGAACCATATTAAACTCATAACATCATGGAAGAAATTTTTATTGAAATTATGGAGCAGATTGCTCGCGAAATGCCGGAACTTTCCCTGATTGACGAAGATTACGGACAGTTGGAAATGGGAGCCGAAGAGGATCATTACCCAGTTACGTTCCCCTGTGCGTTAATAGGCGATACGAGCTCAGATTGGCACGATTTAGGTGGAGGGGCACAAAATAGTGATTCTTTAATAACGGTTCGCCTTGCCATTGATTGTTACGATGATACAAGTTTCGCCTCCGGAACTTACGATAAAGTCCGCGAACGACAAAAGATGGCAAATAAATTATATAAGGCATTACAGTGTCTGGAATGTTCGGATAATTCATCTCCACTTATCAGGGAAAAGAGTAGAAGTTATTCATTACCCGGTTATATCAAAGTATTTGAATTTACTTTTTCTTTCACAATGCATGACGAATCAGCAATGGAACTATAAGGCCTTAAATAACTCAAGTTGTGCAGCGGTCAATTTAGGAACCTTAATCTTGGGAAGGGGTTTGATACTTTTATCTATCCCTTCTCTTGACTTTTTACGGATAATAGTCATTATCCGTTCTTCGGATATGAAGAATTCACGCTCCGATAAAATGCGCAATGCGTCATCGAAGCGTAATCTTTGCACTTCCGTCCAATAATAATAACGTCTGCACAAAGCTTCATCACGTAACCGTATCAGTTCTTTATCTCGTCCTTTACCCATGAGCTATTTCCTATTGCAAAAATAATTGATTTACATCTATTTCAAGCAAAAAGCACCGTAAATATGAACTTTACGGTGCTTTCTGTTTAACACGTCAACAACTTATCTTACAAACGACAAAAACTCGGCTCAATTCGCGTCCAAACACCGTTGTCCGGATTGCGTCTTGAGAAATAATAGTTGGTTGCATTTCGCTGTACCACGTTGGCCTCTTTGAATAAGCGCATGATATCTGCGTACTCTTCATCGAACTTATCTTCCAGCTCGTATAGCTTGGAAATGGACTTATAATCCAAATCACCCATTTTATTACGCTCCAGGAGCGTCATTGCCATCTGATACATCGGGTCATCAGATCCTTTCTCGCTATTTTGCATATAGCGTTTCAGATAGTCTATCAGACGGTCCGCTGCCATATCCGCACGTTCATCAAACCCTTTCACCTTGTTACTCTTTACCTCCAGGCGGAAGTCACCGTCTGTAATGGTATAGCTACGCTGGTCATCACTCTTAACCTGACCGTATTCTCTCATAACCGAAGTGAAGGCTTCGGCTTCTGTCTCCAGCCAATCGCGGAACCCTTTTACGTCAGACACAAGTTCGGTAACCTTGTTTTTAACGTCGTGCATGAACTCCGCACGCAAGGCCTCATAAGTTTCACGGCGTGCAATGCGGTCGTTTTTTTCCTCTTGCTGCAACTGTGCTAATAAAGCGTTTCGCTCCTCTTTACTCATGGATTTTACATCCACATTTTGTTTCTTTACTTCTTCCATTTTTTTGTTTTTTAAGTTAGTTGTTATCTCCGTCTTTCTCATAATCCTGCATCTCAATATCAGGCTCTATAAGACAGGCTTCACTTTGTGCGTATGCCCAATCTGCAAGCTGGTCAAAAAACTCGGCTGCTTCTTCCTGTTCCATATCCAGGCTTGCAGTTCTGGCTTGACCTTCCAGGTCTTTCAAAACTGTTTCTGTTTTTTTGTTCATAGTCAATCATTTTTATGGTTATCTTTTTTTCGTCTTATCACACGTATTTTGGTTAATAGGGCGTCCAGTTCGTCCGGATCCAGATCCCTAAATACTTTTCCCGCCACCCGCTTATCCATACAGAAAGCATTTACCCTATCCCAAGAAGCTGTATCCACCCCAAGTAATTGCATCTGGTGTAATACTGCACTTCGTTTTCTTTTCAGTTCTTTCCGGTACAATTCCCGTCTTTCGTCATATCCGGCAACCCGTTCCATTTCGTTACACATAGATGTGTATTCCTTTACCGTCATAAGATGCAGACTGGTTGTGCGTCCGTTGGTGAACTGATAAACAAGTGTTTCTTTATCCGCCCCGGATAATTTCTTAAGCAATCCATAAAATCGGGCAAAATTGGTTATTTCCTGTGCCATATCATTTTCCGTTTAGGATCATCTCACACTCTGTTGATTTTATACTAACACGACAAACTATCTTATCGGGTATGAGTGATTTTTCCGCGTACTCTTGCTCTGTCTGTTTGTAATAAATTTCTTTGAAATGCTTACCCAACTCAGACAGGATTTTCGTATTGTATTCTCCACAAAATCCTATACGTGAAGAAAGTGTCTCACGGATTCTTCCTTTATACACTGTAGCAGTCAAAGTGATTACCACAACACCGGATTTCATTTTCACATTACCCATATCGTTACATATTAAATTGGTTCTCAAACAACACTTTAATTCCGCAAGAACTGGCCACATCAAGTTCTAACTTTGCCCCTTTTGATAGTTCCCATCCCTGAAGCATATAAATAAAATCACAACCAAGCAATAGGCCTATATCAGCTCTCATGTGATCTCTCCAATGTGCTTCATCTGGTAAACCGTTCTTGAACGGATTTACTGGGATGTAACCTTTCAGACTTAAGAAACGTTCTGCATTGTCAAATGCCTGGCGACGCTCTTCTAAATCATAGTGCGCTATGGCACCACTAATGTAAACTTTGTATTTCATTCTTTCTTTTCTTTAAGATTATTCAAGTCCTTAATATTAACCTGACAGGACGGATGCCAAATTTGTATATTCCTGGCGAACAATACGTCCTTCGTTTCAATCACTACATGACCTTTTGTTTTGGCTTTGCGTAAACGCAAATCACATTCAATATTTCGCTCAACCCAGTCATCAACTATCGCTGATACTTCACTACCTTTCAGTAGCATCTGGAATAGTTTATTCTCTAAACCCATCGTTTTCTATATTATCTTTTAATGCTTTTGCGGCTCCTTCCTCCCATACGACGTATGGAACTCCCGGACGTTCCATAAAACGGCTTTTACACCATGCCTTAAAGCAGCTTACCATGATTTTCACATCGGCATCATACTCAACCTTCCGGGCTGTTCTGCCAGCTGGATGCATCCCTTCCGCGTGACTGATAAATATGAACAGCTTTTTGGGGTTACGCTCTTTTAAGGCCTTATACTCCGGATAACTTAGACCACTATATTGGAAACTGTCAATAATAATCACATTTGGACTACCTCTACGACTCAACCTTTCCTCCAGCTGATCCATTGGTTCGCGGTCAAGTATTATCAGCCGTTTTCTTACCTCATCCATTTTATGTCGCTGAAGGGACATCTGGAACGACCGGCCAACACTTTCTTCCAGGCTGTCATATATCACCTTACCGAAAGAACAAAGGTACTTGGCCAACTGCATTACAAATGATGTTTTGCCGTTTCCACTGGCCCCCCAAATAATCCAGGTTCCACTTTTAGCAGGATTTCCCATTGAATCATACCAAGCGCCGGAAAACTCAAAGCTGGGAATCTTCATATTTAGTACCTCATTGGGGCTATATGCTCGTTTCAGTTTCATTATTGTCCTTATTTTTTTATTCATTAATCAATAGATCTGCCCATTTAACAGCGTTTTTTGCATCATCTTCGACGGAATTTAAGGAAGACCTTACGCTATGTAAGAACAATTCCTTTGCAGTCTCATATCGTCGTTGTTCCCAATTAATCTCATTCGCCTTTTTCATTTCGCGATGGATACCGATAATGGCATCCATCGCTTGCATTTCTATTTTTGTCATCATGCCTGAACCCTCCTTAACTTTTCAATTTCAGTATATACTCTCCGGAGACCTCCACCTGTTGCGTTTACTATTCGGGATATATCCGTTCCTTCTGGAGCATTTACCTTAGCAACGATGGCGGCTTGAGCCTTCAGAAACTTCTCGCGTTCCCTTGCGTCATCCGGGGTAACCTTGCTGTAAGTGTCACCATATCGGCTCAACATTTCAGTATATCCGACCTTCTTGCCCTCAATGGCTCGGTTTATCTTTTCTTTCAATCCGTCCGCTCCCATCATATACCAGGCACAGCAACGTTCAGTAGCGTTCCAAAGGGCTTTCAGCTCCAGGAATGCTTCATACTGCAGGTCTCCGGCTTCATCCAGAACCACCAGCGGTGTATCAATTGTACGTAGGTAAGCTACCAAATCCTCATACACATCACTGTAACGGCCATAGCTTCCAACACCGAATTCCTTGGCAATATAGCGTATCAGTTTGAGCTTTGTTTTCACCTGTGAACAATCCACATATACAGCGTTCTTATGCTGTTTCACGTAAGCCTTTGCCGTGAATGTTTTTCCGATATTCGGCATATCACACAGGATGGCACTAAGCCCGCTGTCTTGGCAAACCTCCATTTGTTTGCTTATAAACACGTATGTCGGTGTTTTAGCCGCAACCCAAGGCATTTCCACACGTAGCTGTACGCCAAGCCTTCTGGCGATACCTATCCAGTTGGCATCGCTCACTTGCTTTTCATAATTTCCTCTCTTAATGGCGTTATATACGCTTGGGGCGATTCCCAATGCCGTTGCATGACGGTTGTCACTGGGATAATTTTCACGATCAGCTGCAATAGCTGATACAATACGTTTCTTAATTTCGTTTGTTATTTCCATTTGAATGCTATTTTAATATTGTTCTAAACTTAAACTTTTGCCAATGCGTCAGCCTCAAAATGTGCCACATCCATATAGGCTGAATAATCTTCCTCTTCATTCGGGACATAGACATCAACAGCTTCTGCTTTTACATTTTCGATAGCTTTTGATTCTTCTTTGCGTAGTATTCCGACCCTCTTGATTTTACCGTCCTTTATCATCTTGTCAAACTTGGCCACATACTTTGCCTGTTCTGTATAGGCTTCCTTATCGGCTTCCGTCTGTTCAGCCGTATTTTCATTGTAGCGTTTTACAGGCTTGCAGGTGGCAATATATCGGTCATGCTGGTATATATATACCTCGGTGATATTTCCGTCTGTGTCGGGCAAGTAATAGGCCTCTACCTTGTAATTGCGGGGCTCCAGCTTGGATATTATCTCAGGATCCGGAAGAATGAAGTTGTTATACTGAACAGTGAAGAAACTGTTGTTCCTGATTGTAGTATCCGTGCGGAATCCGATATAACGGTACAATACGGCTTTGTCCCACGGTGCAAGTTCCGGATTTTGCTTGCAACACAACACGTCCCAACGTGTCATTCCAGGGAATCTCTTCTGGTTTGGATGCAGCTGGCTGTTATACTCGTTTATTGAGCGTATATCATCTGCCACAAGTTCATCGTATGTGTATGACTTCACTTTGTATGTATTGTTTTTCTCGTCATATATTTTCTCTTCCTTGGGGCGATTGGCTTCCAGTTTAGCATACCAACGTCCAATTCCAACCTGGCTACGTTTCTCCACACCATACTTTTTGGCCCTGTTCATGTGCTCAGCTCGTTTTTCTCGGCTGTTTCCAGGGTTACACCAACGAATCATCGGGAAGACTGTTCCGGCTTGCATAAGTCCATCTGCAAAGTCACTGACCAGGTGGTGCTCAACCTCAAGTTCTGCCGGTATATACATTCCGTTCCTGTCAAGAGTCTGAAACATATTACGCATACAATCCAGGAACAGCTCTGCCGTTTTCAATCTGTTATGTGCATATCCAACCACCGCGCCACTGACCACGTCATAAGCATAATAGGCCTTTACTCTGTTGCCGTCCTTCATTGGGCGGGGTAAGTCACGGTCATCAAGGGAAATCTTACTGAGTGAATATTCTCCAACCCGGCGAAGGTGATATGGGCGGTATGCATTATTGAAGTCCCATTGGCTCATGTGCATTTTGGCACGCAAAGCCTTATTCTTGGGATTATTCAGGTAATTTGCTACCGTAGCCGGGCTCAATACGATCGGATTACCGTCCTTATCGGTAAAATCTGCCGGATCAAGTATCTCACCGGTATCAGGGTCAAACAATTCACGCTCACCTTGCACAAATAGGTTATATTCCTCGTAGACCGTTGTATTATATGGCTGCTCCGGCTGTGCATCGATAGCGAGCAACAATTTTTCAATACCGAAGGTTACCTTACGTCTGTTCTGGTTCATGAACTTTCCACTGATAAGGCTTTCGTACCCACGTGTTCTGAACTCATTGACACGACGCTTGAATCGGTTGGCACTCATAGGAAGAGTATGCCCGAATTCAGATTGGTAAAAGCTTATGGCTCCGGCCATTTCGCCCCAGTTCACCGGACCTCCCTTCATGGCCTTGCGCATTAATACTGCATCTTCCATAACCGCAAGTACGGCCTCAATGACAGAAGCGTTTACGGTGTATTCGTTAATATGTTCCGGGGGTAATGCGTCTCCATTTTCAAACCGGAACTTTGTATAGAACTCCCTTGCTTTTGCGTCAATGCGGAAGTTGCTTCCAAACCAGTTTCTGAGTATATCCTCTTTCATGTCTCCGTATTTTTCTTTGATTTTCTCTTGAAATCTTTTCGGCAAGGTGGCAACCTCGACCAAAGCATAATTACCGAGCCCTTTTCCTTGACGTACCACGTTGATTTTACCTGTTGACGACAGCTTCTTGTAATTCGGTACCGACATTATCGGGTTCTCTCCGCAAGTAAGGTCGTGATGTGATATACACAATATCTTTCCGTAGTACTCCATATTCCACTATTTTACAGTGCGGAGGCCATCTGCTGTACTTCGTGCTCTAATTGCAAAAAGTCCGGAATACTTAAGCCTGTATAGCTGGATTTCTTCTGGCCATCCACGTAAACGACAGATTCGTCTGTCTCTCGATCATAAATAATTTTCACTCTCGGTCCGAAAGCCAGCGTAATAGTACGCTCTACTTCCTGGAATGTGGTTTCGCAGTCCGGAATAAAACCATTCGTGAGTTTTCCACCCCTTTTCAAAGCAAGTGTGCGGATGCGTTGTGCCTGTTCACTGTTACGCTCAAAGTTCAAGGCCTGCCATACGGCCTGGCGAGTGCAACCGAATACTTTCATCAGGAAAGTCTTTGTTTCGTTGTCTGTCAAAATCTGCTTTTTCATAATGCTCATTTTTTATTTTCATCGTCACACAAAACATTTATCAAAAGTTGTCCTTTGCTTAACTCATCTGTCAATACCTGTAGCGCCTCCTCACATGCACAGGATACGTTCTCAATCACTCTACAAGCATCGGAATCGTTTATCTGGGCATCAGTCATATATGTTTCCGCCAATTCCTTTGCCTGGTCAGCAATGTTTTGGGTATGCACAACACTACCTATCAAGGTACGCAGTTTCTGCCTGAAGCGCATTTCCATTTTCTTATTCTCCTTTGCCATATTCATATCGGTTAATTAAACATCGTGTAGGGTGCGGGGATTCGAACCCCGTCGGCTGTCTTCTATTTTCGTTATCGCTTTCCAACTTTCCGGCCGTGCCAGCCACCCTTTCCAACCCGTCTTTCCGGGCTGCCAGTTATCCGGCAATCTTTTTGCCTGTGTATTTTATAGCAACTCAATACAATTTTCCGGAACGCACATCAAAGTCCAGACTTCATTTCCCTTCATATACTCAATATCGTATTGAACATCGAATGTGCAGCAGTTATAATCCCAGTCATTTATAATTCCATCAATGGTTTCTCCATTCTTCTTTGTGACGCGAACACGTTGTCCTTTATCAAACTTTGCTTTCATACTCTTTAATCCTTAAAATTCGTTATTCTCAGCCTTTTTCATTATATTTGGCGGCTGTTTACATCTTTAACACGTTGCAAATATACAGAATTTCTGAAATACAGAAAAGAAAAATACAGAAAATCTGAAGTTAAATATTATAATATGGACAAAGATTCAATAAATGAACGATTTATAAAGGCTGTTTCTACACTGTTTCAGGACAAAGGACTAACTAAAGCCGGTATTGCGGAAAGTCTTGGGCTAAAGCCTTCCAAGTTTTCAGAAATTCTGAATAATAGAATGAAGGCTGGAACAGACACTATTGCCGCTTTATGTGAGAAATATAGTTTTTCTCCTTATTGGATTCTAATGGGTGAGGGAACAATGCTTGCACCCGGTGAATTAAAAGGTAGGTCTAAACCAAGTCGTGCAATCCTCCCCCTTTCCTATATTGAGGAATTACAAAAATCTCAAGCGCAAGAGGATTTGATTAGGAAGAGAAAAGCTCAACAAGTAGCAAAAAAGAGCAATGAGGGTATTCCTCTTATTCCATTAAGTGCGATGGCTGGTGCCTTCACTGGTGATACATCTGTGATGGAGTATGAGTGCGAGCGTTATGTTATACCGGCGTTCAAAGGAGCCGATTTCTTGATCCAGGTAAAAGGTGATTCAATGCAGCCGACATACTATTCAGGTGATTTGGTGGCCTGTGAACGTGTTCCGCTTAATGATATTTTCTTTCAATGGAACAAAACATACGTTCTGGACACCAAGCAGGGGCCGCTTATCAAAAGAATTATGCCCGGATCTGACAGTGAACACATACTAATCGTATCCGACAATAACAATTATCCCCCGTTTGAGCTTTCGAAGGATCAATTTTATGGCGTCGCTTTGGTACGTGGCATTGTGCGCCTTGAATAACACTATATAGACACAATCGTCGCTTTATAGGCACGCGCACGGCCTTTTAGACCTAAAATTGAATGAAAACTCACAGAAATACCTATAAATCAGGCAATTTTATATTATATAATAATGTATATCACACAAATAACGTACATTTTTCCGCCTTGAAACGTGAAAAATACGGCAGTTATTTGACTGATATGTTTAGTTTCTTATTTCGTGCATACCTCGTAAAAATCGAAAAAGTAACCCTAAAGGTAACCCTAAACTAATTAAAAAGGTAACCCTAAACAGTAACCCTAAGGGTAACCCTAAATCAAAAAAGGTACAAAATAAGGGGGCAAATTGCCCCCTTATCAGCATTCAAAGGAATAACGCCAGAAAGCCGTTCTAACGGCGTTATTTTATTGTTCTAATCATCTGCCTTCCTGCCACCAGAAATAAGCGTAGATTGCTTGATTATAGCCTTTTTAGTGCATATTGTACCGTTCCCGGATAACCCAGCATGTAGTAAATAGTTCTTAGTTGCGCCGACCTGTTCAGGAGAAAGAACAGTATAGACAGCAGAAATAGAGCTAAAATACCAGTCTTTTCGTCTGGATTCGTCAATGCTATGTAACAAATGCACGTGTATAACCTTTGCCATATCCTATCATTTATATATGCAAATATACCAAATAATTATTATTTGGAAGAAAATCAGCATAACAAAATCAAGAAGAAGCACAAAAAAGGCGGCCAAACCCACCGTATGACCGCCCATGCCTTTTTGCCTATTATACCGCCATATTTGCCATGATTAAACCCCAATGTAAAGATATGAGGCCCGATTTACCCCAGATGGCCCATAAATGTAAAGCAGATGTAAGGCAAATGTAAAGCTGTGAACCGCTTCGAATTATCTGCCCTGCTCAAAGCATCCTCCGTAACTCCCTATAAACAAACGATTTCCGCCATTTTATCCGTTCATCGTAAAAAACCACTTCGTTCTATGCCCCTTAT